GTCGCGGTCCAGGTTCAGAGCCATGACCGCGATTTCGCGTCGCGACAGGCTGCGCGCGCTGCCGCCGGCGGCCTCGATCGATTCGCGCGCCATGTCCATCAGCGTCATGCCACGGTACTGGCGCGCTGCTTCGACGCGGCCGGCGTCCTTACGGAAGGCCGCATTCGGGTTCGCACGCAGCGCGATCGCATCGCTGATTGCCGTACGGCGCATCTCGGTCTCGTCGCTGACCGTGCGGATGTCGGCCGCGCTGCGGGTCGAGGTAGCTGCATCGCGCTTAGCCTTCTCGCGCAGCACCGCCATGCCGGCATCCGACACGGTCATGTCGGAACGGCCGATCAGCTGATCAGCGAAGGCTGCGTCGAGGCCGCCGAGGGTGACGGCTTCGCGGATACCGGCTTGACGCTCGGCTTCAGCACGGGCGCCTTCGGCGCGGGCCTGGTCCAGCGCGCGCTGGTCGATCTGCGGGGCGGCCGAGCTCTGCGCCGCCGGGGTGGTAGTGGACATCGCGTTTTCCTTTCGGGAAGTGTCGCCGGCGGCTGCCGGCGGGTGGTTGGAATCGATACTGCGGGTGGTGAACTTGCACGGGCTGAGGCGCCCTTCGGGCATCTTCGGCGGCGCCTGGTCGATGCTGCGAACGCCGGCGTCGGCGTCGGCGCCGATCGGAACGAGCGATACCTCGCTCGGCTCCCAGTCGATCGCCAGGTAGGTCCAGGCGTCGCCCGGGTTGGTCGGCGGGATGCGCTCGAACGCGTTCACCGTGTAGCCGACCGACACGTTGCCGATGATCTTGTCCACTACGTCCTGGTAATACGGCTCAACCTCGGCGCGCTTGGAGAATTCGGCCGAGGCAACGCCCTGGCCCTCCTGCAGCTCCGCCGTGCGGATCACGCCAAGGATGCTGCTGAGGTCCCAGCGGCTGTGCGTATTGAGCAGCGGCGCCCGACCGGACTGCAGCCGGCCCATGCGCACGTGTTCGGGGTCCATGCTCAGCACTTCGTTGTAGTAGCGCTCGTTGTACCAGTCGTAGCGCAGGACACCGGTGCCCGTGCTCCACACCAGGTCGACCATGCGGGTGTCGGCATTGCCGAGCGTGATCGTTGCCTCGCGCGACATCAGCGGCATCTGCAAGATTTGCTGCTGTTCTTCAGGTTGCGGCATTGCTTACCTCAAAAAAATGCCCCGCGAGGCGTGAGCCGGCGGGGCTGGTGGATGAAAGCGGCTTCAGTCGGCGCCGATGATCTTTGCCGTCGTCGCTGCATCGAGCAGCTTCGAAGAGACCGACGCGTCCGAATCGACGACAATGCGCAGTCTTTGGAGCTCCTCGCGCTCTGCGGCGATCTCCGCACGCACCTGGTCGGGGTCGTCGCCAGCCTCTCGGATCGAGCTCGACAGCGACTTCAATCCACCGCGGATCGCTTCCTTCTCTGCCATCACGTCCTTGAGCGGATCCACCCACTGCAGTTTCGGCATGTTCCAGACGAACGGCTGGACGGGTTTCTTTGTCTTCCCAGCCAGCAAAGCCACTTGCTGGAAGCGCCGCGCGATCGGTGCAAGAACCATCGGCTTCAGCGCGAGCCACTGCTCGGCCTTGACCATCTGACGGAACTCCACCAAGCCGGCCCGGTAGCTGCTGTAGTTAAAGCTCGAGAGATCGCCGGTCATCTGCGAATACATGACGCCGGCGCCGGCGGCGATCGCCTGCAGCTGCGTCCGGGTGTACTCGCCATACCCACCGCTGGAAGACGGGCTGCCGAAGTCGACGCTGTCGGCGTTGGACAGGTACTTGATCATGCCCGGCGCTACCTTTTCGTTCACCGGACCTTTCGCCGGCGTGCTGGTACCGCCCAAGCGCGCAGTCGGATCGTCGGTGCGGACGAAGGCGACGAAGCATGCCTCGATCTTCTTTCGGACCAGCTCGGCCTGCTCGTAGTCGTCCAGGTCGCGCATCCGCAGAAGGGACACCGCCAGCTCCGGCATGCCGCGCACCTGTGTCGGGCGCCGCTTGCGGTAGTAGTGCAGGACTTCGGTTGCCGGCACCCGCTTGCTCTCCAGCGAGTTCAGGCGGTAAGTCGCGACCTCGCCAGGGTGCACCGGATACAGCCAATAGGCGACGCGCTGTCCGAGCAGGTTGTACTCGACGCCGGTGATCGCATAATTGCCGTTCGCGAGCGGGCCATTCTTGGTGTTGTCGATGTGGTCCGGTTCGAGCACTTGCAGCTGCAGAGGAACCGCGAGACCGTCCTCGGGCAGCCGCTGCCGGAACCGGATGATGACCTCGCCACTCTCGCGGCGAGTCCGGTGGGCGAGCTCGATCAGGCCTGCGAAGTCCAACTGGCCGTCCGCGTCGCAGTACTCGCACCAGTCGTTCCAGAGCACCTGGTCGGGCGCCTTCGCGGTGATGCCGTCGCCGACCGTGTTGGACACGAGGCTGTCGAGCGCGCGCGTTGCGTACTCGTTGTTGCGCACCACGTCACGGCAGCGATTTCGCACCCGGGTCAGCGCCGGTCCGATCTCGACATTGGCGCTGCCGCTGCCGGCCACCCAGCCGCTTGTCCGACGCCCTACCTTGGCAGCGTCATAGCCGCGCACGTGCTCGAGGGCCATACGCGCTTGCGCACGCCTGACGCCGGCCAGCGGGCTGAAGAAGCTGACCATTTCATCGATCAGGTTCATATCAGTCCCTGCTGAATGAGGCCAGAGAAGCCGGCCCGCGGTTGGAAAGCGGCGACGCACTGAGCTGACCGGTAGCGATCAGTTCGGAGCGGACCAGGTCACGCGCCTTGATGAGTTCGCCGATGCTGCGATAGGTGATGCTCTTGCCGTCGTAGTTGACCGACAGCTGGCCGGACGCGATCGCCGCGTCAAGTGCGTTAAGTTGAGAGAGTGTAAACATGGTCAATCCAGCCAGTTGTCGGTACCCGAAAGCCAGTCGCCTTCGGGCTGTTGTTCGGTTGATGGCGGAGCTGCTGCGGGCGGCAGTTCCGGCGTAGAGAGCGTCATCGTTTCGCTAGCGGCTGCAGGCGCCGCATCGACTATCGCAGGCGCGGCTGGCTCCGGCTCCTCCGGACTCGGCAGCGGTTGCCTGAACAGGTCTCCATTGACCGGCTCGACCGCGCTTTCAAGTTGGGCCCAGTCGGCGTCCCGCATCGTGTCCAGGCGCAGCAGCGGGTGATATGCCGCCGCAAAGCCGTACACGAACAAGTCGATGACTTCGTTTCGCCGCCCTGGCAGCTTGCGCCATTGCGATTTGCCGGAGTCGTACACCTCGGCCGTCAGCTGCTCGAAGTACTCATCCGCCAAGCCTGCTGGAAACCGGATGAAGCGGTCTTCTGGAACCGATTCCTCGTCGGCGGCAATGTAGTTGAACAGCAGCGACTTCGCCGTGTCGGTACCGACGTGCCACAGCTGCACGCCGGCCTTGATGGTGCGGCCCTTGTGGTTCACGTCCATCGTCGCCGGGCGCCCGATAACAGGCTTTCCAGCTGTCGACGCACCCTTCACCGCGAACACGCCGGCATGGCGATACAGCCTGGCGTAGTGGTAGACCTCGTGGGTATGGTGGCCGCCAGAATCGATTGCACACGTCTGCACACGCATCGGTACACCGCAACTGTTCACCAGTGGCCGCTCGCGCAGCGCCGTCAGGCGGGTCCATACATCGTCCTTGGCAGGGTCGCCGTCGATGAGGCCATAGTCGATGACCCAGTGCTTCTTATTACGTCGACCGACATGACCAGAGCCAAGCAGCCTTGCGGGATCGAGCGCAGCTGGAAGGTCTCGCGACGCTTCGCGATTTCGGCGCCCTTCACTTGGCCGCTCAGATCCTCCCAGCACTCCGCTAGTTCGTTGTTGATGAAAGCCTTCAGCGCGACTGGGTCCTTCTGCGCGGCGATCCAGTCTCCTGCGAGCTCGGTCCAGGGGCGCCAGCCCAGCGGCGCGTAAAGCGACGGCAGGTGGAAGCTTGCGACGCCCAACTCACCCTTGGCGGTTGACTGCCAGTACGCGCCCTCGTAGCCGCGGGTCTTCCACTCAGCTTCGGTGCTGAGCACGCCGCAATCGTTGCACACGTAGCGGACCTTCTCAGGCTCGCCCTCCGGCCACTTCATCTGCGACCACTTGAAGAACTGGCGCGTTCCGCAACACGGGCACGCGACCATGTACTTCTGCTGGTCGCCTCGGAGATAGTTGCGGTCGATCGGCGAGCTACCGACGATGGTCGGCGTGCTGTTGCCGAAGATGCGCGCCTTGCGGCCAAAGTTGGACGTCCGCTTCTTCGCCAAAGTCTCTGGAGCGCCCTGGTCGCCGATGTCGCCGGCGTACTCGTCCATCTCCTCTAGCAGCACGTAGCGCATCGTCGAGGACTTCAGGCCGCCCGGCCGATTTGCACCGATCAGCTGCATGAAGCCACCGGGGAACTTCTTGCGGCGCTTCGTGTTGTCGGAGCCCTTAACGTTCGCGTCGCGGATTCGTTTCTTCAGTTCGGCAGTCGAGAGCCGCATCGGCTCAAAGCGAGACAACTCCCACTTCTCCGCGTCCTCCAGGGTCGCGAACACGGCCAGGATATTACCAGCCGCCGACGTGATAGCGTGGCCGATGAAGTTCTCGCCCAGCGCGGAGCCACCGAGCTGGTGGCCCTTTTTGAGGTAGACCTCCCTGTACTGGCTCTCGGGTGACAGCGCGTCCATGATGCCGACCAGGTACGGCGTACGGCTGTTGCGCCATGGGCCCGGCTCGGGACTGTCCGGCGGCAGCACGCGGTAGGACTCGGCCCACTCCGCGATCGGGATCCGGTTGTCCGGCTTGATCGCCTCGGTGAGCGACCGGATGAAATCGTCGACGGCGCCCATTACTCCTCCTGGTCTTGCAGCAGCTTGCTGACATCGATGCCCGCCAGCGCAGCTGAGAGCGCAGCTTCCATGATGCGCTCGCATTGGTACGGGTCCGTCAGCGCCGCCAGCTGGTCCTTCAGCCGGGCAGGCACGTTGAGGACCGAGTCGCGAATGCTGCGGAACGTGGTGAACGCGATTCGCTTCGCCTCGTCCACCTCGATCAGCTTGCCCACCAGCTGCTCGTACTCGAGCTTCTGCGTCAGCGCGCTGTACTTTTCGCGCTCCGCGCGATGGGATCGATACTCGGTGGTCGACGCATCGCCCTCCGGCTCGGCGCCATCAGCGGGATCAGACCGGGCGCTTTCCCCGCTGCTTGGCGCAGCCGGGAAAACGCGCGGTTTTTCTGGCTGCGCAATGCTTACAACAGGACGCGGCACGGCGTCGCTGTTCCTCCAATCGCGGTCGGCTTGGTCGGAGTCGATCTTCTTCTCGGCGGTGACCTTGATGTGACCGGCCTCGATCGCCTTTTGCACTGCGCGGAGCGTGACCCCGGCGTGGCGCGAGTACTCTCGATATCCCATCAAAGCCATGTTGACTACCTCTGTGCTGACTACCTGACTACCGACTACCCGCTGACTACCCCTTTAAAAATCTGTGACAGTGCGAATGTCGCGGCTCGAATTACCCGTCCAGCGAACCCCCTGGGAAGGACCCTCGAAAAAGTTTCCTCGGAGACCCACCTCGGGCGCGGCGCGCCGGCCTCGACAGACGAGAGCCGCCGCGCAGGACGGGAGCGAGCCGCAGCCGCGTGACCGCCCTACTTCCTCGGGGTCGCTGCACTCTGCAGCGCGAAGTCCAGGGCAGACTTGAACTCGCCAGCGAACCGGGCGCGCGCGACGTTCTCGACGATCTTGTCGAAGGGGACGCGCACGCGATAGTGAGGTGCGCCGCCAGTGAACACGAAGACCGGCCTGATGCCCTCTCCGTGCCCGAACTGCTTGCGCTGCCAGATACCTTCGATTCCGTCCATTGCTGCAACGAAGTACTGCGCCGCCGCCCCCTTCCGCTGACTGCGCTTGCTGCTGGTGCGGTTGGCCATGTAGCCCTGCTCGCCAAACGCGCGCAACGCAGAGAGTATCTGGACAATCTGAGCTCGCCTGACGTTGCCATACCCGTCGAGCTGAGCCCCTGAAGCCGGGATGGCAAACTGTCCACTGCGCATCAGCCCTTTACCGATGAGTGCTCGCTCGAAGCGCTTAGCTCCTCGCGCGCCGCCGTGGACCTCAGGCGTGAGAAACTTACTGGCTGGGGTACCTTTGAACGCGTCATCCTTGAAGTAGACCCGTGCGAACGGCTGCGCATCGGACTTCTTTGCCGGCACGATTCGCAGGCTGTTCAGTGCGTATGGAGTTGGACGGTCGAATCGCTGACGCATCACATCCAGGACACCAGCTTGCGCCCTCTGCGCTGTCTTCGTTAGGGCCATCGCGACGGCGAACGGCACATGCCTGCGCTGCACATCGCTCATATTCCGGAGCAACGCGGACACACCTTGTACCTGTACCTTTGCCATATCACGAAGGAACGAATAGCAGACCAAACCCAGGGTCAGGCAGAACCAGCACCCGTCCGTTGCTCGTCTGTGCGGTACAAAATGGCGCATAGGTCGTACCTGGTACGCCAGATACGATCATCTGGCTGACCTTCGCCCCTGAGATAGTGCAGTCACCTTCAATCATTGCGGCGTGATCGGGGTCGGTTCGACGCACTACGGCGTTCGACCACACAGCCTCCAGAATGGTCTCCCCGGGCTGAAGAATGGGCGCGTAATCGACCGTGAACACGTCACGCTCTCCCGATCTCTTCGGACTGAAATTCATAGCTTCCTCACTCGCACTTGCGCGGCATATTCACGGAAACGCGGCATCGCTTGATAGGTTTGTTCGCTGCTCGATAGCAGACGTCCAGCTGGCGTCGGGTTAGCTGACTGCGTGATGATCGGCGCGTAGCCGGCTAACCCAAGCCCGGCAAGGCCGATGCTTGCCGACCGAGTCGCGCTTCGCACTACAGCAGGTGCGTACCCCGCGAGCGAGATAACTGCTGCATCGAGCTGCACATTCGCGCTGGCTTGCCTGCTCACCACGGGGGCGTAGCCAGCAATCGAAACCGCGCCAGCATTGGTTTCCACTGACACCGACTGCAGCACCGATGGAGCATAGCCGGTGAACTCCAGCGAGCCAGCTGCGGGTGCTGCCGACTGAGGCTGCGCGATCGACGGCGCATATCCGCTCAGCACCGCAGCCGCGGCGCCAGGCGTGGCACTCTGGTTTGCCGTGCGCGCCACAGCCGGAGCATAGCCGGCAATCGAAACCACGCCGGCGCCAGGGTTCACAGCTACCGACTGCAGCACCGATGGCGCGAAACCCGTCACCGCCAGCGCGCCAGCACTTGGCAAAGCGGCGTGCGGCTGCGCGATCGCCGGCGCGTAGCCTGTGATGCTCAGCGAACCTGCTCCCGGCGTCAGCGCCGTGGTCACGCCCTGCGAGACTGTCGGGGGGTAGCCTGTAAGCGCTGCCAAGCCAGCTGCCGGTGTTGCAGCCTGATTGGCTGTCCGGGTGACGCTCGGAGCGTAACCGGTGAGGGCAATGGCGCCAGGGCCTGGATTGGCTGGCGTATCGGTGGCGCCGCTCGAAGATTGTCTCGGCCCCAGTCCGAAAGGAGCGAGGCCAAGCGGCGCGAGTCCGAAGCTCATTTACACCTCCGGCCAGCCGGTGCTGAAATCGTATGTCGCCACATCGTCGAAGCTGGCCAGCGCGCGAATGGCGTCGCGGTGTCGGCCGCTGGTGCCCGCGATCTGCGCGGCGAGCATGTTGAACGCATCGGCGTTCGCCAGTATCTTGTCGACAAGCTCCGAGACGGTGCATCCGCGCACGGCAGCCTCGCTCTCGATCGACGGCGCTGCGGCAGCGACGCTGTCCCGGTAAGCCAAGGCCTCGGCGCGGAGGATTGGCCAGCGGGACATTTCACCGCGTGAATAGCTCGAGATCGCCCGGTCGAACACGGACTTGCTCTTCGCCTCGATTTGCGCGCATTGAAATGCTTTCGCTTGGTCAAGCGTGTAGGCGTCGATTATGGCCTGCACGGCGGTGTCGTCATCGCTGACCCAGCCGTCACCGGTCAGGGCCAGGATATAACCGGCCGCACGGATCGCATCGTGCAGGCCGGCGCCTTTTTCGACGTACGTGATCATGTGGTCACCATGAGGTTAAAGTACGGGCTGATTCCACCCCAGTCGGGCTGGTAAGCGAAGCCAGAACCACCCATCGGATTCGGGAACATTGCACCGGAATCGACGTAGGTGACGGATTTCCATCCATACGTCACGCGATTACCACTGCCGTCCGTGCCCCACATCGGATTGGCGCCGGCCACGGCCATGCCGTTCGTGCCGTTGATGTTCGGATTACCGTCGCTGGTGCATGCGATGTAGTACCAGCCCGAATCGATTTTGACGGACGACGGAAAGGTTAGTTGTTTGGCGCCGGTCGTCGCGGCGTCGAGCGCAATGGTTTCAGCGACCAACGCGCCTGGATTGCCAGTGCGATCCACGCGGTATAGGGCCGCTCGGATTTTCTTCGAAGTGCCGGTTGTTGCAGCAGCGGTTACGTTCACCAGGATGCCACTGCAGATCGCCGAAAGATCCATGCGAAACGGCGCGACATACGCGGTGTTGGCACTCATGGAAAGGCCGGCGCCAGGCGCGCCACACCATTGACCTGGTTGAATGAAGCGGGTGGTGAGACGGTCGGACGAACTTATCGGCGGCGACGTGCGCAACCCGTTAAAGTCGGCGATCTGGACGGTGTATGGGCCGCCGCTGGACAGGTTGAGCGCACTGACCGTTGCTGAATCGTTATAGGTAGACCCGTCCCAAGTGGCGACTACGCGGTCGATCACCATTGTGGACGCGTCGGCCAGGTGACCCCATCCCCACATCACGCCCACGCCGTCCGAGTTGCGAACGACGGCGAACGGGATCGGGTCGCCGTTCGCGCCAGTAGAAAACTTGGCCGAGAAGGGCGGGAAACCGGTAACGGTCGTCAACGGCAGATTTGCGCCTGCCGCCGCACCGACGGTGGATTGCTTGATGCCGTTGGCGAGCATTACGCGCGCTCCTTGTTCACTGGGTTCATGATGTTGTGGATGCAGTGGTCCGGCCACCAGCGCGAGAGCACCCAGCAGACGGCGCCACAGACTCTGCACGGCTGGCGGTCGCGGATCTTGCGGCCCATGCGCGACGACATGGTTTCAACGTCGCCAGCAAGCAGCGTATTGAGCAGGATGTCGAGCGCGAGCCAGATGTTGGCCAGGTAGCGCATGATTACGACGCCGTCAGCAGGCCGGCCGCGTTCGGGGTAACGGTCAGGGTGTTCGGTGCCGTGGTGACCGGAATGTCGGCCGGCGTCGAGTCGCCGAGGAAGTGGCCGACGATGGGGCTCACCTTGCCGTTCAGCGTGCCGGCGTAGTAGATGACTCCGCGGCGCCAGGCCGGGATGCCGGAGCCGCTGGCGATCCACTGGGCCGGGTCACAGGTGAACTTGATAACGCCGCCACTCATCGACAGCGTCACGTTGGTCAGCGCGATGCCGCCCGTGACATAGCCGCCGCCGGTCGGCAGCAGGTTGGCCGAGAAGTCCGCAAAGACCTCGTTGCCGGTGTCGCTGTTGTCCGGCACCCACGCCGACGTGACCAGGGCCAGTTTGAAGTTCGCGGCGTTCGCGCCCAGCAGGTTGGTGGCGTTGAACAGATTCAGCTTCGCCTTGTTGGGGATGATGATTGCGCCAGAGGGCATGGTTCACCTTCGAGTTAAAAAGCCTGCACGAAGCGGGCGAGACCTTGGCTTTATTGCCAAGGCGAGAGACGCGATACAAAAGACGCTGCGTCCTTGCTGATCGCAGAGTTCGCTAGTGGGGCGTCCAAATGTCGAACGGCATAAACAGATGAGCCCCGGTGTGCGGACCGGCATCACCCCGACTCTCGGAGTCGCGATTCCGGCCGTGGATCTCGTTATGGGTACGCTGGATTGACCGGCAGGCGCCAAGCCCTGCCAAGGCAACCAGGCCGACAACAATGCAGATGAACAAAATCATGATGCGATTTCCTTTCCACGTTGAAGAAACCTACACACCAGGTCGGCCAGAAGTTGCGCGCTGTTGCCGTTCGCTGCGCCTGTGCAGACGCATGCACTATCCACAACTTCTCCGCACTGTCCGTCCTGCCGAACCCTTGTGAGCCCAGGGCAGGCGGTCTAAGATGCTCGTGCGGTCCTGCGAATAAAAAAGCCTGGCGAACCAGGCGAACGAATGAACGATCGTTGTATCCCCCGCTCTGCAGCGGATCGAGACAGGATCACCACCTTTCGTCGTTGAGAATAAAAAGCGCCGGCGCGTGGCCGGCGAAAACGCTGTTGAGCACAGCGCAAGAGACGCGGTCAAAAAGCAAAAACCCCGCGTGGTCTGCACCAGGCGGGGTTTTCGAATCGGGTCAAAGCAGCGTTTTTGGACGGTGATTTATATCCTGGACGCAATTGCTTCGAGAATGACGTAAATGTATCTTGGTTGGGACACTTGCGTCAATGCATTTCTTGAACATTGGAAATTACGCCGTGCTCAGCAAGGTACGGTCCGAGTCTCTCAATCGCATTGTCCTCCAGCTGCCGTACGTGGTTCTTCATCTTCATCGCAGCGCGCAGGTAGGTGCGGTAGCTCCCACCGAACTGTGCTTCTAGATCGCGCGCGCTGATGTCGATCTTCTTGTGCCGGGCAAACATCCGACCCAACATGCAGCAGATCGCGAGCGGCTTCATCCTCGGAAACATCGGCGCGAACCATCGGGCCAGACCGTCGATCGCAGCAACCCGTTCGGCAGGAAAGGCGTATCTCCGGCTCGGTTCTTCGAGCTTGCCGCCCTTCCCCTTTTTACTTAGCGCGCGCGGCCCATTCTCAACGAGGCTGCATGCCCCCAGCCGTTCCAACGCGATCTTTGCGGCACGCTCGGCGGATTCGGTCCGCACCACTTCGCCGCCGACGTCGCGCACGGCATCGCGTGCCGCGTGGTACTGCTCCTGGGCAGACTCCAGCACGCCCGGAGGCATGATCCGCTGCTGCATTGCCAGGTAGTGGTCCCGCGCCGTATCGAGCTCGCGTCGGGCCTGCTGCATTTTTTCCTGCGCTGACTGCACGCCTTTCGTCGCCCGCTCAAGCGCCGCAAGAACCTGGTTCGAACCCGGATCATCGGCTGCGATGTCCTCGAATTCGATCCCGCCGTACTTGGCCAGCAGCACCCAGCGCTCCGGATCCGGCAGCTTCGTGGCCACCGCCTGCGTGATCATCACACACTGCGCACGCACCTCGTTCATGTCCAGCCCGGCGAAGTTGACCCTGCCTGACGCCTCGCCGCGCAGCTGGTCGAGCCAGTGACGCTGCTCCTTACTCAGGTTGATCGACTCCATCGAGCGCATCAGAGCCTTGCGGAACGGCGCATCCTGGCGGGCCGGCTGCGCCATCACCAGGAAGGCCACATGCACGGCCTGACCCGCATCCTCGAAAATCGGTTCCACTGCCATTTCCTGCACTGCTGCTCCCATCGTTTCATCCCTTTCTGTTGTTCCCGCCGCTCCTGGCCGCGGATCTTGTGCCGTCGTTGTCCTGCTGCTCATCCGGCGGCGCATTGAGTACGTAGGGAATCCCCCATTTGTCCCACTGCACCCTCACCCTGACCGGGGGTGGCGTTCCGAACGTGTGTCCGTTCTCTTGGGCGTAAAACACCGGCTCGCCCTTCATCGCCCGTCGGATCACGCCGTCGATCGAGGCTGCACCGAACACCTTGCGGTATTCATCGATCAGCGCCGCGGTGACCGGCATCTTTTCCCTCAAGCTACCTTTCGTCATCTGCTCCTCCTGTTGCTCAGTCGTCTAACCTCTCCCAAGGTTGGCGAGAAGGTTGGACGTCCAGAACCCGCATGGATGCTTGCTTTGTCTAACCTCCTAACCTGTCTAACCTGTTTTTGATGTTTGCCAGAAAACGGAATCCGGGCCGGGACTACTCGCGCACGTATACGCGGGCGCACGTCGCGCATGTGCGGGCGCATGCTGGTTGGCGAGGTTGGGAGGTTGGACGAAGCCAGTATCCATGCGGGTTTCAGCCGTCCAACCTCAAAATATGAAGGTTGGACGGCTGGCCGAGGTTGCGCGGCTGAACCCATCGAGCCAGCTGACGACAGCACCTTTTCCGCCTGCGCAAAATGCGCCCACGATCCCTGGTGAGTCGCCGGCATAGCGCCGACTGAATGCTTAGAATGGCAGTGGCTCAAGATCTTCCTCCACTGCTCCTACCCCTTGCCCTGCTTCCGCTGCCGGGCGCTCGTAGTACCACTCGCGTGCGCCACTGGACTCGCGGTGCTTGCTCCATCCGAACTTGCGCATGATCGCGCCTACACGCATCGTCTCGGCCTTCGCAGGGCCCATCTTCGACAGCTCGATGTACAACGCCCTGGTCAGCAGCTCGCGCGCGGTAACGCGCGTGAGCTTGCCGGCGGACATCGGCTTGCCTTCGGCATCGACGCCCTCCAGGTACTCCCAGATCCGGCCAGCCCAAGGGTCCGGGATCTCGCGGCTCTGCTGCATCGGGTCGATCAAGCGCTGCTGCTGCTCGTAGGTCGGCCACCACTGGACGCCGGCATTCATCAGTGAGATGGCCTCGCCGAACAGCTGGTCGCGGTCGGCAGTCAGTGCCTCGATGTCCAGCTGCCCCGTCTCTACGGGCCAGAAGCGCCGGTTGCCGGTCGTGTCCTTGAAGTAGGCGTCTTCATTGGTCGTAGCCGCGAAGGCGCAGCGCCGCGGCACGTTCTTCATCCGGCGGCCGTAGGGCTCACGGAAGCGGTCGACCGTGCTCGACATGAAGGCCTTGATCGCCGTGACCTCGGACCGGTTGAACTGCTCGAGCTCGGCCACCTCGTACAGCAGCACGCCCTGGATCGACAGGTAGCCGTCCTTCTCGCCCATCCGGAATGGCGTGTCGGCGAACCACTGTCCGCCCAGCACCTTCAGGGCCGTCGACTTGCCACGCCCCTGGCCACCCTCGAACACCGGCGCGTGGTCGTTCTTGACGCCCGGTCGGTACCCGCGCACCACGATGCCGATGAAGAACATCGTCGACACCAGGCGCAGGTATTCGGAGTCGGCCGCCCCCCAGTAGCGGCTGAGCGCCGTGGCGACCCGGGATTTGCCGTCCCATGTATCGACGCAGCGGTCGAAATATTCCACTACCGGATTAAAGCTGTGACGACGTGCCGCTTGCGCCACGCCGCGCTCGATGTCGCCGATCGACGCCAGCAGCAAGCCATGGTGTTTCGCCATGTACATGCCAAGCTCGAAATCGTCGCCTTCGGTCCATTCGCCCGGTTCGCTCGGCCAGGGTGTCTTGCGGCGCTTCACCTGCAGCCCCGAGAACAGGTCCAGCCCGGCCAAGCCGATCAGGCGCTCGTCGTTCTCCATCACCAGGTAGACGTTTTCCCTGCAGCCCTTAATTCCGCCATTCGCAGTGGGAATCAACATCGCGCGAAGCTGCTCGCTGGACTTCTTGCCTGCGCCAGCGGGATGTGGGGTAGAAGTGCTGCCCAGCTGCCCGGCCATTTGCTCGGCAACCCAATCGGGCACATCGTCAGTTGGTACGTTATCTCCCTGCAGGCCGGGCGCAGCCGGCACTGCAGCAGCCTCTGGCGCCTGGCGCAGCCTCGTAGCCCAGGCCAGCACCTCCTCGGCGCCGGCGCCGCCGGCGATCAGGTCCGCCACGTCCCAACCGTCTGGCACGGCGCCAGGCGCTGGGATGTCGACGAAGAACACGTTGCAGCCCTGGCCGCGAAGGATCTCGGCCACCTTATTCATCGCCACCATGCCCGGCTGCTCGTGCTCCGGCATGATTTCGCCAGCGCGCTCATGGCCTTCCTTGTAGGTCTTTGCGTCGGTATCCGGCCACAGGATTACGTCACGGTCGCGAATTTTCGACCAGTCGCTCTTGCCAACAGCCTTGCCGCCACCGGACCATGAGAGCACCTCGAGCTCGCCGTCGACAACCGAGGCGGCGGCGTCGACGCACTTCTCGCCCTCAACCACCAAGAGCGTCAGCTCGGGTCGGTGGGGCCCGCGAAGGTACAACGGCCGCGGCTCAGGGAATGCCATCCACCGCCACTCACGTGCTCCGCTAACCGGATGGCGGGCGAACACGCAGGGCAGCACTTCCTTGCCCTTGCCGTCCGACCGGACGAAGCGGTAGATCACGCCGAGCAAACGGCCGGCGGTGTCCCGGTATTCCCAGTGCGCTTCTGGCCGACCGCGCACCACGTGCGCCTTCGGATATGGTCCGGCATCGTCAGGGACAGGTAGAAGCGGATCCCAAGGCGTCCTATTTTTCTTTTCGCCCGGTGCGTCTACCCCTTTGTCCGCTTGCGCAGGCGCGGGATCAGGGGATGTTTTTAGCTTCGCAGAAATGGTCCGCGGCTTTGCCCCGCTGCGCGAGGCATCGGATTCGGTCAGTTCGACGCCAAGCCTCTCGGCGAGCGCGGCGCAGGCTTGGCCAGGGCGCAGGTCGTGGATATAGGCGTAAAGCGAGATCAGATCGCCCCCGGCTTCGCCGGCAGCGAAATCGGACCACACCCCGACCTTGTCGCCTTTGATGCGAATACGAAGGGACTGACCGGCCTCGCCGCTGCGCGATCCTATGCAGAATTCGACGCCTTCGATACGCCCTTGGGGAAACCACGCCTCAAGAAGCAATTGAATAGAGTTGTGCGCTGCGCGCACAACTTTGGGGAAATCGTCCAGGGTCACGCTGCTGCCTTCGCTCCGTGCGGAATGAACAGGTCACCCATGCGGGACGGGATCTCGCGATAGTCGAGCGCACCGGGCCGGATCACGGCCATCCGCGGCATGTTGCGGGCGGAAAGCGGACGCATCACATAAGCACCGGCCGACGGCGTGACAGGCGCCTCGGGCATCGGCACGGCACCAGCTGCACCCAGGAACGCCAGGCCACTGTCCGTCAGCACGAGCATGCCCCCGCGCCTGAACATGAGACGGAAGTGCTCGAGAGGCTGGACGACCACGCGTTCGAAGTGCCGCGCTGAATCGACCCAGCTTGCAGCTTTCATGAAGTCAGCGGTATCGGCCTGGCCGCCCACCTTGTGCAGCATCACGAGCGCCAGGTAGGCGCGAGTGCCGGGGTTCGGTCCTTTACGCGGCGTGTTCATGCTTCCTCCGAAGCCGCGCGCGGGGTGTGAAGCCGGATCACCAGGGCGTGTAGTTCGGCCATCACGCGATGGACCCGGGCCTTGTTCTCGTCCAGCTGCGCCTGCTCGCGCGCATCGATGACGCCGTCGACGGTGGCTGCCCGCACGTTTTCGAAGTAGCGCCCAAGCTCGATCTGT